TGTAGATTAATAGATTAATAGGTTTTTACTATAAAAAGAATATAAAGTTTTTTTTGCTTTTTTTTTTCTTTAAAAAAAATAAAAAGCTAAAATCTAATTTCTTATTAAAAAATAAGTAAGGAAAGTAGATTAAACAGTAAATTGTGATAAATATAGTTTATAGTATTATAAACCTACATTTTTATCACTAGTACCTAAAAAAGTATAATAAACTGTAGTAAAATTGTCTTTTTTAGCAATATATATACTAACAGGTACTAACAGTATCAGTATCAGTATTATATATAACTACACTTGTCCGTTAAAAAAAATTATGACTGTTTGTAAGAAAAAAGAGCCTTGTTGGAATTGATCAGGAAGCGGTAATATAGTACCCATCTACGAAGATGGAAAAAAAAATGATTTTTGGTTACAAAGATCAGGAATTAGTATGTGATTTGAAAGATGATTTTTATCTTCAAACGCAAAAGATATTGGTGTATTATACCTTATATACGCACTATTTTCAGGATTAGTGGGAACTGCTTTTTCGGTGTTAATCAGGTTAGAACTGTCTGGACCTGGTGTTCAATTTATAGCGGACAATCAACTATATAACAGTATAATAACAGCTCATGCAATTTTAATGATTTTCTTTATGGTCGAAAAATATTTTATATTAAAATCGCAACCTATTACCTTTTTTTCTGAAAAAAAAATGGTAGATAGTGATAATAACAACTCATCCTTAATAAGTGAATGTGATAATAAAGGTTACAATAACGATAACAAAAATCGTGATAATGAGGATAACCCACACGAAAACGGTAAAGGTAAAAAACACAATTATGTTAAAGTATTAGTAGAGGATCCTTTTAATAATAGGGATATTGTACTTGAAGTATCTAAAAAACAAAAAGGTGTCTACATATGAGAAACTTTAGACGGTAAACATATGTATGTGGGACATTCCATTAATCTTTATAATAGAATAAGTTCTTATTTTATGCCATCTATACTTAAGACTAAAGCAAGAAGAGTTTTACGTTATTTAAATAAACATGGTTTTAGTAATATTAAGTTAACTATTTATATTATGAAGGATAAATCTAGTTTAGAACAGATAGTGGAATTGGAACAACACTTTATTGATAGTTTAAAACCAAATCTTAATGTAGATCTAGTTGCTAGTGGTTCTGGACATCATGAACCAATGAGTCAAGAAATGCGTGAAAAGCTTCGTAAACAAAGAGGTACTCCAGTATATATGTATAATGTGGAAGATCTTGCTTTGCTATATGCATTTGACTCAAAACAACAAGTATATGATTTGATCAATATGCATCATAATACTTTAAATGATTGTTTAAACTTAGGTAATATATATCTAGATACTTTCTTTTTCTCTTTAGATTTAATAGAAGAAGCTCCTGAAATGAATCTTTTACATTTAGATGAAATTAAAAGTTTAGTTTCAGATAAACGAGATGTTTATATCGTTAAACACCCTGCAGCTAAATCTATATTAGCAGAGTTTAAGGATGAACCTAAGAAAAATTTAGAATTTAACTCTTTAAATAGTTTAGCTAAACATTTAAAAGGTGACCGTCAAGTTATTAGACAATACTTAAAAGGTGAGAAATCAGGTTATTATCGAGGTAAATGAAAATTTACTTATAAATTTTAATATATAATGGCATGGCCGGGTAAGATGGAAACGTCTTACTTTACATTCACTGTTTGCTGGGATCCCTTTAGAGACTTTGGAACTAGTTATGCAGACTTTATTTTATATAAAAGCGGCATGAAACAGTTACATTTCAAAGTATTAGGCAATCAGCCAGAAACCAAACATAATTGGGCTCATTGTAGCATTAAACGCTTTTATGTAGTAGGATCTTCAGAGACTACACGTGAATACCTTAGTAAATATTTATTATTTAAAGGTAAAGATATAGTCCGCGCATTGATGAAAATTAGTGATAAAGCGTATGCCAGCTTTAATAGGTGGATTTGGTAATTTTTTACTTCCATTAGGACTAGGAGGACCTGACATGGGATTCCCTAGACTTAATAATATAAGTTACTTACTATTATTACCTAGTATTGTTCTTTTCTTATTTGCAGGTGTTATTGAAAATGGGGTAGGGACAGGGTGAACTCTTACTATGGAGTACTCCAATGGCTTTTTTTTTTCAACCTTAAGAGGTTTTAAACTCTTTTCGATGCGTGAATCTCCCCTAGTATTTTATGGATTAAGATACTCATGATTGTTTAAATCGTATGTAAAAATGCTTACTACATGGGGGAAATACGCCTGGGTAGCAAAGAAATATTTTGTAATCCATCAGAGACTTAATAAAGAGTATCTTGTGAAAAATAAAAAAAAATGATTTGAACAATGGTTAGTAGGAATGACAGATGGAGAAGGTACTTTTAGTTTCTATAAAAAAAATGGTAAATGAATATTACAATACAAAATAGCTCAACCTAGCTATAATTTAAGAGTTTTATATCATATTAAAACTAACTTAGGTATAGGAACTATTACTAAAGATAATGGCAAAGCACAGATAGTAATAAGAGATTGGGGAAATATAAAGGATGTACTATTTCCTATATTTGATAAATATCCTCTTTTAACTAGTAAATATTTTAATTACAGCAAATTAAAAAAAGCATATGCTATTATAACTAACCTTGCTTTACATAGGTTAGAAAAAGATAAACTTTTATTAGAATTAAAGGAAAAATGTTTAGCTGAAAGTTATTTAGCTCCAGCCTGAGAAAAAGTAGGTTTTATGTTAAATTATGAAACGGCATCTGATATTGTGTCCAAACCTTGGTTATGTGGATTTATAGAAGGAGAAGCTAATTTTTATTTAGTGGCTGAAGATTATAATAGAATAGCGCATGGGTTTGTAATTTGTCAGAAGTCAGACATAATAGTTTTAGAGGCTATAAGAATATTGTTACATATTCCAACTGTTATTAGATATAAAGAAAAATATAATTATTACATCTTAAACACTACCAACTCTAAAACCGTAGAAAATTTAATACATTATTTTAAGTATAATTTAGTAGGTATGAAAAATGTTCAATATGCAATTTGAGCTAGATCATATAGTAAAAAGAAAGGAAATTTTAATAAACAGCATTTACTTTGAGAAATTACTAGGAAACTGAAACTTAAGAAAAACTGGGTGTACCTGTATATTAATGAAAAAAGAGTTAATGATAGTTTTAAATTGTTGCATAATAAAAGAGTTGTAAATGATAAATTACAAATTTATTTAGCTAATAACAATCTTTTACTTAAAAGTAGCACATTTAATATACCAACTATATTGGATTGCTCTATTGTTAATAAATATTATCATACTAAAATAAATACTTTTAGTGTAAATAATGATTTGTTAACATATTGAATAATACCAACCTCATCTATTATAGCTAAATTATTCTTTTCTTGAGTTAATAGGATTATTCTTCATAAAGTATTTTGAGAACTATGCAAATATTACTCTGGCTTTTTTAACTATCTGTTAAATAAATATAAAAAATATAAATTATTTAGCTATATTATTATCTTTGTTTACTCTATATATCTAAATATAGATAAAATTATATTAACTTATAGGGGGTTGTGGGTTTTAATAGCTTTGGGTGTATTTACAGAAGACCCATTTTCATACTATGCAAATTTAGGGTTATTATATAGTGTATCTATGCTTAAATACTATTTAAATAACACTAAATATATTTTATGTAATCATCCTACTATAAAAACATTTTTAATCTGTTTTCTGGATTATCTACAAAAATTATTATTGGGAATAATAATAGGTATTATAACTAATACATTAATATCTGTTTTAAAAAATGTAGTAGGATATATTCTTAAAATGAATAATTCTGAAAACAATAATACAGAAAACAATAATACAGGAAACAATGATCCGGATAGCCATAATTATAATAATAATCCTAATAATGGTCCTAATAATAGTACTATTTTAACAGCAAATAGTGATAGCGAAGATGAGGACAGGGAAGAGGTTTATACTTATAATTATAGAAAAAAAAACTCTTTATCACAATATGGTGAAGGAATAGAAACAAGTTATGACCATAAAGTTAGGAAGATTTATAGGGTTTATTGAAAAAACATACTTGTAGATGGTAAAGTAAAGAAACAGATTGAAAAAACGGAGTATTATAATAAAAAAGGTGTACTTTATCATGCTGTTTTATTAAAAGATGGTGTTGAAATAGCTACTTTTAATTATAAAAGCAGTTCTAAATATAGGTAAATTTTAGCTTTTTTTTATATCATTTTACAGATTAACATCTAATAATAATACTATTTATCGGCTCTGAATATTCGCTAAAAAAAAAAAAGAACTGTGCAACAGTTCTTTTTTTACCCAGCCTTCTTATCATAGATGAGACGGCACCGTGGCTTAATAAGATAGAATAGTTCAAATTAAAAGCTATTCCATTAAAATTATCTAGAAGATATTTATTACTAGCATTAAAGTTCAAATTATTTTTTTTTAGGCTAAGGTATAGTCCGAACAATGTAAAAAAAAGCATTGCGTGTAATGATAATTGTACATACTACAATGAGATTACCAACATTCTTGATACCCTCCCCTATCAGGTATACAAAGTCACAGTGGTCCAAGTGTGGATTTAGCTATCTTTGGATTACATCTATCTGGTATTAGCTCCCTTCTAGGTGCTATGAATTTAAGATTAAACGTATTTCTTATATATTTAAGATATTCAACAACCTTTCAATCAACAGTTAATAAATGTTACTTTAGTAGCAATAAATCCAAATATATGTTTAAAAACAACTCTGAAAAAGATAATAATTATGGTGAGGATAACAATGAAAAAGACAATAACTCTAAAAAAAAGGGTTCCCCTGAAAACAATGATAAACCTAAATTGGATAAACGTTGAAAAGAGATATTGGGTAGAACCGGTCCTAATAAACATGCACATGTAATAGCTGTGGAGCAAATAAATAGCGGTGAAATTGTGACTGCTGAAAAAATTAATGAAATTTTAGCTTACTGTAATATTAAAATTACAGAACAAGAATTAAAATCTTTAATTGATACTGCAAGTTTTACTTTAACTAATTTAGATCAAAAAAGTATAACTAAGGATGTTCTTAAAGATAAACTTGGTATACCTAACAGTAAACAAAGAATTCCTGGTATATATATTTTTACACATATTACTACAGGTAGAAAATATGTAGGTTCATCATCACAGCTGGCTTTTAGATTAAACGGCTATATAAATTTGTCTCATAGAAAGAGTGGTTTATTAATCCCTATTTTACATAGAGAAGGATTGAAAAATTTCTCTTTACAAGTTTTTCCTTTTTATCATAATTATATTAAAGGGTCAGAAATTGCATTAGAACAATATTATTTGTTAGACTCTAGTTTCACATTAAATACCATAAGAGTAGCAAATAACCCTAGCGGGTCAAACTCAAAGAGTTTATATATGTATAACAGAGATATGAGTATATTATATTTTTTTTCAACAAAACAAGTAGATTTTATTAGAAAATTAAATGTTCATCATATAACATTTTCTAAACATTTAAAAAACGGTACTTTTTATTTAGGTAAGTATATTTTTTCAACTGAACCGGTGTTAACTGCTAAAGTTAAAGATATGTCTGATTTAGATTTAGCTTTAATGCTGGAAAAGGACAGAGTTAAATACAATAAAAATCGGGGACAAGGGTTTAAAAATAAATTATTAACAACTAATTATATTACAGAAAAATTGGATTTAAATCCATCTAAATTAAAAGGTTTAAATGATTTAGGTCAGACCCGTAAATTCTCCACATCTGCTCTTTGCCCAGCGAAATCCGCTGAAAATAAATGCAAACATCCAAACTTTAGTATGCACCAATATGAATCTATGTTTACATATAAAAAGCAAATATTAAATGAAAATAAAGGAAAATGCGGAATATACCTTATAACAAACACCTTAAATGGTAAATGTTATGTAGGTTCTAGTGTAAACTTAAAACGTAGATTAAGTTGTTATTATTCAAATACACACATAACGCGTGTTTTAAAAGATCTATAATGTTGATCTATATATCTATATTAAAATATGGAATTAGATGCTTTAGATTAGATATATTGGAATATTGTGATGTTTCTGTTTTATACGAAAGAGAAACTTATTACATAGAAAAGCTAACCCCCCCCGAATATAATATATTACGTGTAGGAGGTTCACTATTAGGATACAGACACACAAAAGCTAGCTTAATGAAAATGAGATACGCTAAATTGGGTTTAAAACATACTGTTGAAACTCGGTGTTTAATTAGAGAAGCTGCACTACTTCGGAAACGTAATAAACATTCCGAAGAAACACGTGCAAAGATTAAAGCCGCATTAACAGGAAGAAAACTTAGTGAAACGGCTATTGCCAAACTTAAAGATACATTAAAACACCGTATATGAAAAAAACATAGTATTGAAACTAGAGAAAAAATGAGTGAGGCTAAATTAGGCCATATACACTCGGTGGAAACTAAACAAAAAATTCAAACATCCCGAAAAAACAATCCTGTTGGAACAAAAATTTGTATAAATAATATTAAAAAAGGAGAAAATCTACACTATAAGACTATTTCCCATGCTGCTACTGCAATAGGTGTGGATCGAACAACAATTAAAAATTATTTAATCTCTGGTAAATTATTAAAAAACACATATTATATATTAGGAGAAGGAGAAATAAAAGTATCTCCACTCGACAACAAAAACAGTGTTAAAACAACTAAGCCAGGGTATTCTTCGATCATAGTGGAAAACATAAAAACTAGTGAAATAAAAGAGTATTCAACTATACATGCTGCTAGCAAGGAGTTAGGTATATATGGGTCTAAATTGAAAAAATTCATGCTTTCAGGTGAATGTTTTGATAACACATATATTATAAGAGCCAAATAGAGTATACTTAAAGGTAACTATTTTAATGATTAAATCCCTTTTTTTTTATTTGCATTTTTTAAAACAGGTTTGTAGCAATTGACCTTAGTTAAGTCTTCTGTTGAGTTCTTTATAACTCACATAGACTAGGGAGGGTAGGAGGGTTTAAATCTAAACCTGTTAGATTAACATGTGTGAATAAATTAGAAGACACTGTTGTATTTCCTAGTTTAGGTAATTGTGTGGAATATTTACAAAGGTTTATCTGCTTCTCAAGTAACATTAGTTAAACACATTGATTTAGGTAAAGAATATAAAGGATATTTATGTGAATATGTGAAAGAAAATACGTTGTAATGGGATTCATATAAAATTTATAACTGTATGCTGGGATAGCTCAGTGTTTATAAGTACTTAATAGTAAAAATCTTGTAAGCTATGCTTAATCAGCAGGAAACCAAAGTAATTTTAATTATGATAGGGTTCTTCAGAGACTACACGTTATAGACCGTATATTAATACGCTTAAGATATAGTCCACAAATAGTTACTATTTTAACTATTTTTAGTCATGACAACTGCATTTAATATGAGAAGTCCTGGTATAAGATTACATAAATTAATTCTATTTGCATGAGCTGTTGTAATAACCGCAGTTCTGCTATTATTATCTCTTCCTGTTTTAGCCGGTAAACTAAATCTGCCGGCTCTAAATTTGGCTGTATTCTGGGAACAGTTATACGAAAGTATATCGCAACCAGCAGGTAATCTATTAAGTTTGAACTTTTTAGAGAACCTCAGAGGCTATACGCCAAAATATTTTTGCTGTAGTTTGCAACTTTTGACCTTTCCTTTATGCACAACTGTTAGATGTATTCATACTGATAACAACAGTAATAATTTAAATAAATCCCTTTTTAGTTCTTATTTAACCGGGCTTATTGAAGGTGATGGTACAATAATTACACCCAAAACTTTAATAAGCCCTAAAGGTAAGTTAAATTACCCCGCTATACAAATAGTTTTTCATTTAAAAGATTTACCTTTAGCTCTACTTGTTCAAAAAGAGTTAGGTGTAGGTTCATTATCTAGAAAAAAAGGGGTAGATGCTTATATATTAACCATAAATAGCTATGAAGGTATATTATTAGTTATTTCATTAGTAAATGGAAATATGAGAACACCTAAAATACATAGTCTTAATGCATTAATCGATTTTTTAAATAATACTAAAGAAACTAGTATTGAAAAACATCCTGTATGTATAGACTCTATCGATTCCAACCCATGACTGTCAGGGTTTATAGAAGCAGACGCTTCTTTTCAAGTAAGAACTACTCTTTCAGGTAAATATCCTTCTCCTGCCATGTGATCTGGGAAATCACAAACTGTGGGAGTTAAACAATCAAATTACGGGGACACCCATATAATCGAAAGTGCAATGGACAATCGCGTAGCTAAGTCTGCATGTTTACTTTTAAATTTTACTTCTTCTGTAGGAGGTTTATTTCAAAAAATAAATAATGCAGTAAAAGTGCAACGAGTAGATGGTTGTTGACAAGTTGGTGGTGCTTCTTGTTTAAGGAATACTCTAACGGGTTTTGTAAAAAACCCTAGAACCAAAATCCCGTCTAAACAAATAAATGTAGTCAGATTTTATTCTTCGGCTAATGATAAATTAATAACTATGAACCCTTGATTTGTCACAGGATTTTCGGACGGTGAAGGGTGCTTTATGATTTACATTAGAAAAAACTCCAAGTATTCTACAGGTTGAACAGTACAACTTGTGTTCAGGATAGGATTACACAAAAAGGATGCCGTTTTACTTTATTCAATTCAAAAATTCTTTGGAGTTGGGAAAATTTATCACGAGAAGGATGTTGTTTATTATCAAGTCTTTTCTAATAAACATCTCTTATTAATAAGAGACCATTTTGATAAATATCCATTAATTACCCAGAAATTTGCGGATTATTGTTTATTTAAAAAAGCTTTTGATATTGTAAAAAATAAACAACATTTAAGCAAACAAGGATTACGTGAAATTGTATCTTTAAAGGCTTCTTTAAATAGAGGTCTTTCTCCTATATTAGAAAACTCATTTGCAAATATTATTTCCTACCCTAGACCTAGTGTCTCAGATTTTAAAATTAGAGATCCTCAATGATTAGCTGGATTTGCTTCAGCTGATGGATGCTTTTTAATAAGGATTCTTAAATCAAGTACATCTCTGACAGGATATCAAATTGTTTTAGTATTTAAATTAACTCAGCATTTTAGAGATCAAGAATTATTTAGAAGTCTAGTTGACTACTTAGGGTGCGGTAATGTATATCTTAGTGAAACAGCGGTAGACTATGTAGTTACAAAATTAACGGATATCACAGATAAGATTGTTCCGTTATTTCAGAAAAACTCCATACAAGGGGTAAAATATTTAGATTTCTTAGCTTTTGTTTCAATCGTAGAATTAATGAATAATAAAGTTCATTTAACAGAAAAAGGGGTAAATCAAATTAAAGAAATAAAAGCCGGAATGAATAAAGGAAGAGACAATTAATTTGTCTTATTTATTTGCATGATAAATTTGGTGGTCGTGAAAAAATTAGAATGTAGATTAGAAATCTCTCAAAGACGAGAAGATCACAAAGGATATGATAATTTCGATTTCTTAAGTAATATTGCTGAGTTTTTAGAAACAGAAGTAAAAAAAATAAGATCGGATAGACCGAAACCTGAGTATAGAGTTAGAACTACTAATCTTAAAGGTAATATTAAAGCTAAAAATTATCTTTTACAATTTCCTCTATTTGGAACTAAACATTTAGATTCATTAGATTGAATGGAAGTAGTAGACATGTTTGATAAAAAGGAGCATAATACAGATGAAGGAAAGAAAAAAATAGTAAAGATCAAATCAGGTATGAACAATTTCAGAACAAATTTTACTTTTGATCATTTACAAAACTTCTACAACTTAAAAAGGGGGAACCCTCTATTTTTAAGTGCTCACAGACACGATTCTACTGAAGGGTCAGTAGTTCCAGTCAAAATCTACTTAAATGCGGATCTAGATAAGCAAGCTATAATTACCGAAAATAGAGGTAAATCGGGTATTTATCTTTGGGTAAACTTAAAAAATAGTGAAGTATATATTGGTAGTAGTGTGAGCCTAGGGGTCAGACTTAGAAAATACTATAGCCATTATTATCTTACAAAAGGTAGTAAAGGTATGTACATTTCTAGAGCTCTATTAAAATACGGGTACTCAGGGTTTAAACTAGAGATTTTAGAATACTGTGCTCCAGAAAAGTGCCTTGAAAGAGAACAATACTATATCGATAAATTAAACCCTAAATATAATGTCCTACCTACAGCCGGTTCCCCTCGTGGTCGTAAACATACAGAGGAAGCCCGTAAATTAATGTCAGAGGCTAAAAAAGGTAACAGAAATGCCACTGGTCATATAGTTTCTGAAGAAGTCCGAGCCAAAATGTCGGAAGCTAAAAAAGGGTGGAAAAGGCCAGAAAGAGCTGGACGTCACCCCGTTCTGATAGAAGTAATAGATCTTGAGACAGGAATGACCCAACAATATCCCTCAATAAGGGATCTTTCTAGAGCCATAGGTGTACATGCAGGAAGCATTAGTAATTATTTATTACCCCCTAGTGGAAAGTCTTCCTCAAGTAAAACTAAAAAGCCTTATAAAGGTAGGTATATATTTAAATATATATAAAAACATATACCTTCCCTATCCTTGCTTTCACCTCTGTGGAAAAAATTTATATTGTAGGGGGCTGCTAGGTAGCCTAAAAATAAAATATATTTTTTTTGCAAGGGTAAAACCAAAACCTGAAAATTTATATAAAAATATAAGATATAGTCCGATCAAGCACGAGAGTGTTTGCGTGCCTACACTAAGGTTTAATAACCTTTTTAAGCTTAAAGAACAACACTAAGCTATGTGATTTCATCAAGTAGGCCAACAATTTTAATGGGAATAACTATGGTTCTAACGGACCGTAACTTTAATACATCATTCTTTGAGGTAGCAGGGGGTGGGGATCCTATATTATATCAACATCTTTTCTTCTTCTTGGTTTTATTACCAAGTAAATTTAAAAATATATCATATCATGATTATATAAATTGAGAATATGAATGCTGTCCTAAGCCCCACTCGTTTGCAAATGTTCCATTACATAGTGTACCGCCAAAATTCAGTGCTAGATGGCAGCCCTATAATCGTGATCAGCAAAGGGGAGTACAATTAACTAACCGTCGTTCTGAATCGCCAGATGGAATAATCGATCAACTAAGGGCAGCACCATTAACTACCCGTCGTTCTGCATCGCCAGATGGAATAATCAATCAGGAAAGGAGAGTACCATTAACTACCCGTCGTTCTCCATCGCCAGATGGAGTACTCGATCAGCAAAGGGGAGTACCCTTAAATAACCATCGTTCTGAATCGACATATGGAATAATCGATCAACTAAGGGCAGCACCACTAACTACTCGTAATTCTGCATCGCCAGAATTAATACCCCGTCTTCCCTCTCCTCCTATAGCAGCATATCCAGGCTGGGATACACCTGTAGAGCGGAGTGGTAGATTTATTGAATGACGTAGGCAGAGAAGATTAATACCTACAAATGAACAGCTAGTTCAATTAGAGGCTGATTTATGGTTTTACCAAGATAAACTAATTTCAAATCCTAATTGTACTGCTCAGCGAGATATTGATGCTATTCAAAGGGAAATTCTTTTAATAAGAGAACGGTTACGTACGGAAGAGATAACACAGCGACTAAGAGAGTCCCAAGCACAACCGGAAACACAGCCGGAAATACAGCCGGAAACACAGACGCAAACACAGACGCAAACACAGCCGCAAATACAAGAGGAACCGCAACAACGTCATCCCTCAGGTTGGACACCTATTAATTGGAAACCTGGTGACCCAACTACAAATGCTTGTATAACTCTTGTTAGTACAAGAGTGTCCCCATTAGTTGTAAGTATGATAAACCATTTAAGACCATTATTAAGTCTAATAATACCTTTAGTCTTATCTGCTTTAACTTTGATTAGTTTATCTTTCATTTCAGATATTCATATCTTGTTAACTAGTATGTTAGGTGAAATTTTTGGGTCAGTTCTTTGGGGTTTATGAATAGTTATAGTCTTTTTATTAAGGCTAGTACTTATGATTCGTAAAGCTAAAAAGTCTGTTGTTCTATATGAAAAATTCTTTAATTTTGCAGCTAATCATTATTCATCTTGAATACTATACTTTTTTATCTTTTTACTAAGTGTAGGATTAGTCTACTGTTGTGGTTGTAATTGTAATTGTGTTTGTGATTGTTATTGTGTTTGGGATTGTATTATTAATTGTGATACACCTAGAGATTGAGGACTATATTTTTAATATAGTGCTAATCCAAAAGTAGAAGCTTTTGTTAAATAATGTGATAATTTTTGGTGTTAATTGGTTATTACATATATATTTAATATGTTCTAATAGTATAATATAATTATTTTTTTTTTCACAATTTCATTTTTTTTTTAGTGGAAAAAAGGATTTAGTTTTAACTTTAATATTTATCCAAGTGGGGAATAAATCTAGCAATATTAAAGCCTTAAATGTATTATTTACACATCGTATAATTTCTAGACATTCAGAAAATAATACTTATGAATTTTAATTATATGGAGTAAACAATTGTAAAAATATCTTATCTTGTTTATATAACAATTATATACGATATAATCTTCATCCTGTATCTTTTGCATATATATTAAAATATATTTTATATATAAATTTTTTTCATCTTCAATTATGGGTGTCCTTTCTTTTTTTTAAGTGTAATACGCTTAAAGAGTTAGTATATTTAGCCTACAAAATGTTAAGAACTTCATGGAAGAGAAGTCAAGGTTAACTGTAAAGTTTAACAGCTATTGTGACAGATGTAAAATATGAATAAGTTCATATTGGCCAAATATATTACATATAATATATACCTTAGACTTAGTTAATATATATATCTATTACTTGCAACTCTTAATATTAAAGATATAATTTTATATAGTAACTTAAACTGTATATGATTAATAGAAAAAGTGATAAAAATATTAGCAATGCTGGCAAAAACGGTCAATATACGCTCTATTAAAGACCGTCGGTTAATTAAGTAATCGCTACAGACTGCTATGCCGGTGGGTGTCTGAAATGATGCTTATGTACAGTCGATTTCTTCTATCAGAGATACGATACACAGGGCCGGAGTTTAGACTATCGGTACAGGGATTTAATAGGAGGAATTTAAAATAAGTTAAATCTGAAGAAATGGATTTTTTGGTCACCCAGAGGTTACGAATATAGGCCTCTTAACGTTACCATATGCTGGGACTGCTTCGCTATATGGTTCTAAATACTCCATCTTAAATGATACAGTAAAAAAGTTAGAACAAAGAAGTAAATCAGCAGGTAAAATTATAACTAAAAAATTTGAAACCTCAGAGACTTTACGTAACGGGATTGTAGTAAATTCAGAACATGTTAAACATATATCAAAGCATGTTCCTAAGCATTTGAAGCCTCTTAATAACGAACAATTAGGTTATTATTTAGCTGGTTTAATAGATGGTGATGGTCATTTCAGTAAAGCTCAACAATTAGTTATAGTATTTAGTAATCCAGATGCATTTCTTGCTTATTATCTAAAAAAACGAATAGGGTACGGGGCAGTAAGAAAAGTAAAATCAAATTCAGCCGTTATCCTAATTTTTTCTAAACCAGAGGGATTAAAAAAAAATATTGAACTTAATTAACGGTAAACTTAGAACACAATCTAAGCTAGATGCCGTTAAAGAATTTATACATAATTTTAAATTGTTGCAAACTAACACAGATTTTAAATTAAATAATTCAAATTGTTTAAATAATCATTGGTTAGCTGGATTTTCTGATGTAAGTGCTAGTTTTCAAATAAAAAAATTAGATTTTAATGTGGAAATATGTCTAGTTTTTATTGTAAAATATAAGGAGATTGTTACTATAATAAAAAACTTTTTAGGTGGAAATATTGCCTATGATAAATCTAAAGATGAGTATTTATATAATTCATCTAGTTTTGGTTCGGCTAGAAAAGTTATTAATTATTTTAATAAGTATCATTTATTGTCAAAAAAGCACATTGATTATTTAAGATGGAGAAAAGCTTATTTAAATGTTATGGATTATCAAAAATGAATTTATGATAACAAATTTAGACAAACTTTCTTATTATCTCCAAATTCAGTGCAATCTCGAAGTTATTCGATTTCAACGCCCATAAAATATTTAGACCCTCACTGGGTGACAGGCTTTGTAGATGGTGATGGGTGTTTTTCCATTGTTATTCTAAAAAACCTAGAATCTAAACTAGGTTGAAGAGTTAAACCTGTATTTTCAATCAGTCTGCATAAAAAAGATAGAATTATTTTGGAAAAGATACAGTCTTATTTTGGAGGTATAGGAAATATTTATCCGCAAAGTATAAATGGTATACAATACCAAGTCTTTTCTCAACAAGAGTTGGCTGACACAATTATCCCCTTTTTTAATAAATATACATTATTAACGCAAAAATGGGCGGATTTTGAACTATTTAAAAGGGCTTTAGAGGTAATTAATAGCAAAGAACATTTAACTATTGAAGGATTACGTAAAATTGTTACCCTTAAAGCTTCATTAAATAGGGGTTTACCTGATGAATTAAAACAGGTATTTCCTAATACTACTCTTATTCAAAGACCTTTAATGGAGATAACCCAAATCTTAAACCCTAGCTGAATAGCTGGATTCGTTTCAGCCGAGGGTTGTTTTATGATTAAAATTAAACCATCCAAAACAAAACTAGGTGAGGCTGTTCATTTAGAATTTCAAATTACTCAACACATTCGAGATGAAACATTAATGAAAATGTTTGTTTCTTATTTTAAAGCTGGAAAAAATAACAATTCAGGTAGCGCAGCTATAGACTTTAGAGTTGCAAAATCATCTGATATTCAAGATAAAATTATTCCATTTTTTGATAAGTATCCTATCATTGGTGTTAAATCTCAAGATTTTGAAGATTTTAAAAAAGTAGCCGAGCTAATTAAAAATAAGGTTCATTTGACAAATAAAGGTTTAGAAAATATTCGTTTAATTAAAGCAGGAATGAATAAAAGGAGATAATAAATAGAATTCATTTTGCAGAGTTTTTTTATATTTTATTTAATATAAAAATTATATAATTTTTACTTTACAGTACTTAATCTGTACTTTATTAAAGGGTGTGGGTTAATATTATATGATTAGCAGTACTTTTTTATTAATTATAAGGAGGGCAAAAAAATAATAATTTAATGAAACATTAGTAAAAGAAAAATTAGGCAATTGTAACGTTAAAAAAGTGAAAGATAAAAACGCATATCTTTTAATAGTGTCTAAAAAGGAAGGAATACTAAATGTGCTTAACTTAATAAATGGTAAATTAAGGTCAGAAAATAGATTTAACCAAGTTATTAATAATATATTAAATCATGATAGATATAAAGGTATAAATCTGAATTTTACTATGAATTTAACAGATGACTTTAATAATCATTGGTTAGCAGGTTTTTCTGATGCAGACGCTAGTTTTCAAGTAAAGATTCTTAAACGAAATAACAGGAAAAAGCCAGAAATAAGATTAAATTATCAAATCGATCAAAAAAAATAATATATTATTAACGAAAATAAAAAATTATCTAGGTGGTAATCTTGGATATAGAAAATCCCAAGATACCTACTATTATGGTTCTACTAGTTTTGGTTCTGCTAAAAATGTTATAGAATATTTTAATCAATTTAATTTACAATCTAGAAAACATGTAAGTTTTTTAAGATGAAGAAAAGTATATTTATTAATACAAGACAGAGAACATTTAACAGATAAGGGGTTAATAAAAATTCTAAGAATAAAGTCCTTAATTAACCATCATGAAGAAAACACTACAATTCAAGATAAAGTCCTAACAAAAATCTAAAAGTTTTTGAGAATTAACTAGAACAGACTTTGATTTTAAGTCGATGCTGTTCTGTTAATCAAAACATTTGCTACATTTTAATAATACCAGGTTTTGGTATAATAAGTACTATAATATCCGCTAATTCCAACAAGAGTGTTTTCGGTTATCTAGGGATGGTATATGCCATGTGTTCTATAGGTATATTAGGATTTGTGGTTTGAAGTCACCACATGTATACTGTAGGCCTTGATGTAGACACTAGAGCCTATTTCACAGCTGCAACTTTAATCATTGCTGTTCCCACTGGAATCAAAATCTTCTCCTGATTAGCAACTTGTTATGGTGGTTCTTTATATTTCTTTCCATCATTACTTTTTGCTTTAGGTTTTGTATTCATGTTTACTATTGGAGGGTTAAATATCAACCTGATAGCCCTCTATCTATATTTAGATTTGACTACTATATGCTGGGAACTTCTGACAATTACGCTACTAGAGTTTTATTTAATCTCAGTTAAAAAGCATAATTTTGAACAATCAGCAGGAAACCAACGGATATTTTACAAGAATATTCACATAGAACCGGTTAACTCGGGGCGGTTTCGCCACTATATTATGTTGGGTTCCTCAGAGACTACACGTAGCGCTCAGAGTTCATTCCGAGAAAATATAGTCCAAGTAAAAAAATGTTCATTAATCTTTAATTCTCTAATCTCTGTTACCACACAACCTTCGTTAGTATACAAAACCATTACTAGATCTTACTCTTATTTGAGTATTAAGCAGAATAATAAGGTAGGTAACCAAGATAATACTCTAAATTTAGAGGCTGTAAAAGTCTATAATAACGTAAGTGAAGATAGAGTTAATATACTAAAAGAACAAAGAGATAAATCCGGTGTTTACTGTTTAATAAACAAAATAAATGGGCACTCGTATGTTGGAAGTTCTATTAAATTAGATTCCAGAATGAGGAATTATCTTAATAAGGCTTTTTTAAAAAGTAAACAAAATGCTAATATGCCTATTACCAGATCTTTACTTAAGTACGATTATTCCAATTTTTCTCTCTTAATATTAGAATATGTTGAAGCCGAATTTTTAACTTCTAGAGAAACTTTTTATAGCACAAATCATAAATATAGAAAAAAAGACTACTATATGCTGGGAAATTAAGACATAATACTCGAGTTTAATTGAATCTCAGTTATAAAATATGATTTTTAACTATCAGCAGGAAACAACAAAATATTAATAAATATTTTACTAGGATCCTCAGAGACTATACGTGGTCCTCGGGTATTTACCTCGAGAAGAGATAGTCCAAAAAAAAACAATATTTATTAGTTTATTCATATAAATATATCTTAAGACTATTTTTGAACATTTTTTTTGTATCAGGAATATTGGTAAAGATTCAATACACACTAATAAGTGCAAATTTCTTCTACTTATACGAATTTAATTTCTTATATTTATACGGATTTAATTTGGACGATATTTGTTTATTAGCTGCTTTTCCTGTGTTTAGTTATTTAAACAGTGATACGGATAAATTGTCCATGTTAAGAGATAATAGAGGTAAATCAGGTGTGTATAGATGAACTAACTTAATTAATGGTAATTCTTATATAGGAAGTTCTGTAAATTTATCTAGAAGACTTACACAATATTACAATATTAATATATTAACCAAGTATAGACAGAATAGTAATATACATAAAGCTATTTTAAAGTATGGTTATTCAAAATTTAAGTTAGATATATTGGAATATTGTGATAGAAAAGATACCATTAAGAGAGAACAATATTACATGGATACCTTTAAACCGGAGTACAACATTTTAAAATTTGCCGGTTCAAATTTAGGTTTTGTGCATTCTTCTGAAAGCATCGAAAAGATACGTATGAAAAAAAAAGGTCGTAAACATACAATTGAAACCCTTGCTAAAATGATGGGTCGAACACACTCAGAAGCAACCAAAAATAGAATTAAAAACATATTAGCCACTGAAGAAGTTAGGGAGAAAATGGTTAATGCTTTTTCAAAGCGTAGAGGTGTGAAAGTTTCAGAAGAAACTTATGCTAAAATGAAATCCGCTCAACTCAATAGAGATTGAGTACCTAGAGCTGGGTTTAAAGTTGAAGTTTACGACCTAACTAATCATCTAGTAACTAAATTTGACTCTATAAATAAGGCAGCATTGGCTCTTGGTATACCCAAGAGTACTATAGCTAGAAGAATTAAGCTTAACACTGAAATGCCTTATAAAAATAGATATATTTTTAAAGCACTACCTTTTTAGTTATTAAAATATTTTTAAATTTTAATATTATGATTGGTAATTATTACAATGTTTTAAAGCAAGGTTTTTCTTCTTTAGGTTATATACATACTGAAGAAACCAAAAAGTTACTATCTGAGTTAGCTAAGAATAGAATACATAGTGATAAAACTAAAGGCTTAATAGCAAGGGCTGTAACAGGTGAAAATAATCCTTTCTATAATAAAAGTCATTCTATTGAAAGTAAGCTAAGGATTATTGAAGCTAAATCAGCTTATTCTGTTTATGTTTACAACTCATTTAAAGAGTTATTAGTAATTTTTCCCTCAGTTACAACTCTAGCTAAGTTAATTAAATCAAATCATTCAACCTTGGTTGATAGTATAAAAGAACAAAAATTATTTAGAGGAGAATGATACCTACTAAATTTACCTTATAATATTTCAGATACACCTTTAATTTCTCATTGGCACTCAAAAAAATCTGAACAGTTAGTAGAAGAAATGAATAAGAGTAGTCATATTAAAAAAGCAGTATTTGTATATAATATAAATAAAATTTTTATTGGTAAATATGAGGGTGTAATGGATGCTCAAAGAGCCTTAAAGGTATCACACTGTACTATTAAAAATTACGCTAAAGTAAGTGGTACTTATAAAGAGTATATATTTAGTTATGAAAGATTAGTAGATTAATGAATATTTTTTTTTTAGTATACTCACATCCTTTTGGGTTTATTGATACATTGTACGATAGATATGTATCAGTAAGTGGTGGTTTTTTACTCTTTTATCCAGATATTTCATTAATCCAAGCTTCAGATATTTTGCTTTTCTCGTCTATTTTACCAGTCGTCTCTAGTAACAAACACATACAATCTGTTTTAGATAGGGTTAAATCTAAAGTTTTAAAGGTATATGAAAATTTTTATGCTGATAGGAAAATTCTGAACAGAGATTTTAAAGGTAATTATAATAGCTGCATATATATAATCGTTAACAAATTAAATGGAAAAATATATGTCGGAAGCTCTATGAATATTAGAAACAGGGTTAGAAATTACCTTTCTCCAGGACACTTATCAGCTCATAAAAGACCAATTTCTAGTGCAATAATAAAGTACGGATGGATAAATTTTGCTTTTATTGTTTTAGAACAAGTAGATACTAGTCTCTATAATCTAGAAGATCGTGAGACATACTGAATAAAACATCTAAACCCAGATTATAATGTATTTAAAGAGGGTACGAGAGATAGAGGAATAAGTCATTCTGACGAAACAAAATTAGCTATATCAATAAAGAAGTCCAGAGGCTCTATCTATATTTATAATGAGTCTAAGCAACTTTTAGCTATAGCGTCTTCTATGATCTCACTAGCTTTATTATTAGGAAGTAAAAGTATTAGTGTTTCTATTAAAAGGGCTATTAGTCAAGGGTTATTGTTTAGATCTTCTTGATACTTGACTCGTGAACCTATTAACATAAACGATAAACCTGTAATAGAAGTGGGTACCGAAGATTATAAAATTTTGATAGAAAAAATGATTAGTCAAAAACATATATTAAAAGCTATATTTGTATTTAAAGATGGTGAATTTATACGTAAATTTGACGGTGTAATATCTGCGGCCAAGGAATTAAAAATGAGTCATAATACGATAAAAGAATGTAGTGAAAAGAACACTATGTACAAAGGTTACAGATTTAGTTACCATAGAATTTAAGAAACTCTAAATCTTTTGTGTATTACTGAATGTGTCAGGTGTTATTTTAGCGAATGCATCACTTGATATTGCCTTCCACGATACTTACTACGTAGTTGCTCAACTGGGCCTTAATGATATTTATTATTACGCATTTGACTATATGCTGGAAACTATGTTTTTAGGGCTTCTCTTACTATTTATGTTATATAATTATCTTTTAAAAATAGATGCGGATAGAAAAAATCTTCTAAACATAAGTAGTCAAAATGGAGATGTGTCTGCTACATTTAAGACATGTACAAACATACAATCAGCAGAAAACTGTAAAGAATTCTCAGAGACTATACGTCAAATATCTAATAACAATAACGGAGATAATTTTTTTAAATGATTTGCCGGTATTGTAGACGGAGATGGTAATTTCGATTTAAGAAATATAAACAATAAATTGGTACTTAAAGCTATTAGAATTAAACTACATGACAGAGATGTCAGAATATTAACTTATATTCAAAATAATTTACATATGGGTAGAATTAGATCGGATAAAAATAAACCTCATTCTATTTGAATAATTAGTACAAAAGAAGAAATGTTATTTTTAATTAAGAAATTAAATGGATTAGTTAGACTTAAAGTAGATAGTTTTAAAAAATCCTGCGAATATCTAAATGTAGAGTATGTAGAAGCTAATTATAATATTAGCGAAAATGACCCTTATTTAGCGGGATTAGTTGACACAGATGGTAGTATTGTTTATAATTATGCTGGTAATAGAATAGAGTGTAACTTAGAGTTTGAAAATAACAAATATACTAGCAAACTTAATTTAGATCATGTTATACCCCATTATAAACCATCTGTTGCTTTTAGAGAATCACATAAGTCTATAACATTTAAATATCAATCAGTTAAAGGTATGGTTTTTCTATATGATTATTTTATGCAAAATAGGTTATATTCTGACTTTAAATTTTATAGAGTTTCAAAGATAAAACGATTTATAGAAGTTAGAGATTATAAGAATGAAGATAAAAACAGTACAGAATTTAAAATATATTCAGATTTTATACTGAACTGAATTCAATATAGAAATCCGCTTTGACACAAAGTACCATTTGTCTCCAAAATTAGATAAAGATATAGTCCACAATATAAATATACTTATGTTTGCATTTCCACTACGTTTTAAGTATGGGTGCTGTTTTTGCCTTATATAGCGGATGATATTTCTGAATACCTAAAATATTGGGATTAGATTATAACTTACTTTATTCTAAAGCTCATTTCTGAATTTTATTCACTGGGGTTAATTTAACATTTTTCCCTTTAGTGATGTTGGGGGTCTATATTAGTAATTATATAGTACGATAGGAGATTATAACTCCTTAATCTTGGCTATATGCTGGAACATCCTTAGATCTTTATGTACTTTTTATTATTATAAAGTGAAAACCATAAACATTGGACAATCAGCAGGGAAGTTTTTATGTATTATGGAGTAAATAACCCTTCAACGATCACACGCCGAGTATCCTTAAATTAAGTATTTATATTAAGGATAGTGATATGATCTGGGCTATTTTATATAGTAGCAAATACGTGTTGATTTTTTATCTAAACTAGCCGAAGGGCTGGGCTCAGCCTGAGGGAGGCCTCGCCTAGGTTCCTCTAAAAAACTTTTACCTAGTAAATATAGCTTGAGTCCGAGTCCTCGGAATAAAATAATGGGTCCATCTAAAAGAGAATATTCTACTTCTTCTAGTAACTCATTTAACCTAGATGATATAGACAATAATGAATCTATTAGATTTCATTTTCTTGATACTGGTTTTATCGAATGGTAAAAAAAAGAGGTTTTGTATTGTTTTTTTTTGACGTTATTTCTTTCAGAAATTACTAAAAAAAACTAGGGGAAGGAAACTTATCTATTAAACGAGATCATAATACTTTTGTTTTTATTTTTCAAATAAAACTCCATATTGACGATATTAATATTCTCCACTTTATTAAAAAAAATTTAAAGATGGGTAATGTTAGATCTTATACCTCAAGTGGTGTGTTGGAAATATCTAAAAAGAGAGATGTTCAAGCATTAATAGACATTTTTTCTAATAATCCTTTAAACACGAAAAAATGTTTAAATTTTGACGCGTGAGCTAAAGCATTTAATCTTTTACAAAACTATAGAATAACTAAAGATCCTAATATCTTAGAGGCTATTGCTAATCTTAAAGCGTCAATGAATAATTCTAGAACTAATTTTAATTTTTCAGATTATTCTGTTAATATTACTCCTCAATGGTTTATGGGATTCTTTGAAGGTGAAGGTAGTGTGTTTGTATCTAGAAAAGATTATACTTTAAGTATTTCTATAGGTCAAGCTCTTATTGATGAATATGCTATGCTTAAATTTGCGGAGTTTTTAAATCAATTACCTGGTGCTAACCTTTTTAAATCAGAAGGAGCTATTAAAATTTATCGCGCTGAGGGTAGTGTAGGTCATTCTAGGGGTAAAATTGAGTTAGTTATTTCTCAAGTTAATTTCATAAAATTAGTATTGGTCCCATTCTTTAACTCTCAATCATGATATGGTAAAAAGTATCTAGATTATCAGGATTTTAAAACGATTTTAAGTTTAAAAGAAAAAGGTCATCATTATTCTAAAAAAGGTAAAGACTTAATAGATTTAATTTTATCTCAAATGAATAATAATAGATTATCTACATCTAATCAACCTATTGTTGATAGAGATCTATTGAATATTAAAGTTCAGACATTGTTAAATATGTCTTCCAATTTTGATTTGCGTGATGGTAGAGTATGGATTATTTCTGAAGATAGGTTTCAAAGTGAAGGAGGTAAATCTAAAGCACTTGAACTTTGGGATGATCAGGGGAATTTATTTAATACTTTTAAATCTATTGCTGAATGTGGTAGATACTTGTCTATATCTCCTACTTCTGTTAGTAAATTAATAAAAAAAAAAAGCGGACTTCTTTACTCTTAATAATAAAAACGTTATTATTAAATACAATGATAAGACTTAAGTTTATATGAAATCTAGGTACCTGTTTAGATAATATCTACGTTTTTAGCCCTATATGGCGTACAGTTTGCTTTATAGTTTATAAATTATAACTACTTTTCCTCTATATCCCAGCTTCGCATGTAAAGAAATTAAATTTAAATATCTAGGAATTTCAGGAGTTTATAAACTAACGAATAAAAATGATATAAATAGATTTTATATAGGTAGTTCAAATAACTTAGCTAGAAGAATGGAGGAATATTTAAAATTAACGATAGGTTTGAGAAATCCTCATTCATCTGGAGAATTAGAAATATCATTAACTCCAGCATCAGAATGAAGCTTAGACTTTATTACATCTCCCCAACTATCTTTAGTTTATGAACAATATGCAATAATTATGCTTAGACCTTCAATAAATAGTAATTATAAAGTTATCCCGAGAGTAAATCCTCAATGAGGGAATAATTTAGATAATGCTATTATTGTAATAGAGAAATTATTATCTTTATTTACCGTAGGTTCTAAAGGTTTGAAAGATTATCTGTATTCTTACATGTTTTTAAAACAGCTAATAATATAAAATTTGAGCAAGAAGATTTAAATAGTGTATATTATTGTTTTTTAGTATTTATTTATGATATTACTTTACCTAATAAAAATCCAATTATTTATTCTTCAATTAATAAAGCTTTAAAAGGATTACAAATTTGTTATAGTAGTTTATTAGATCATATAAATAATAACTATTTATTAAAATCAAAATTTATCATATCTTTTGAACCAATAATTGCATAGGATTTAAAGAATTATAAAGAAAAACCTGTAGGTGATAGCCAATTAAGAAAACATATTACAGTTTATAATAAAGATAATGAGATACTTACAGAATTTAAATCTGCAAGAGAGATGGGTAAATATTTCAAAATAGATGGAAAAGTAGTTAGAGCTGCTTTAACCAAGGGAGAATTCCAGGATTTTTTACTAATAATTAAAGAAATTTCTAATAGAAAAACAGTTTACGTATTTGATAGCGATACATTAGAATTAATAGTTGAATTGACTGGTATATCAAAAGCTATGAAATACGCAAAAGTAAGTTTTTATACATTAAAAATTTTAATTGAAAATAGAAATTCTTATAACGGTTAAGTATACAGCTACAAAGATAAATTATAATTTTTACAACACTTACGCATTAAAAAGTAGAATGCAACATTTCTTAGGTCAAGTAGGCCCTTTATTATAGAAATATAATATTTTGCACAACACTGTATGCTAGAAAATCTATTAGGTAGTTGACACTATAAATAGACAATTAGCAGGAAACCTATTAGTGTATATGTCCACCGCTTCAATATGGGGTGGAATATTACAAATTTTTATTAGATGTGGGGTCCTTAGAGACTATATGTGTTGCAACTTATAAAGTTGAAGACATAGTCCTTTTAACATAGTGATATGTTAAATTACATCTTGATACTCTATATGGATTTTTTTTGTTATTAATTATGATTATCTCAGTTATAACAATAAAATGTATCTAAAAAGCTTTTGAAAAAAAATATTTAGATACAAATAGAACATATAAATATTTTTATTCTGAATTGCAATAAATTATTTATTTAGTAGCAAGAAGTATGAAAAAGCTACAATCTGTTTTATTATATCTGTTTTACATGCTTTTGGTATTTGTACTTTTGAGCTATTTAGCCTCACCTAATAAATCTTTAGTAGCACAAGATAGCAAAAATATATCTGACATATCAGATGTTAGTCATAGTACACAAGGAGGTCCGTCTCCTAATAAAGATCCAAAAAGTAATAAACCAAATAAATCTGATGAAAACCCTAATAGTTTAGTTAAATCCCCTTTTTACCCTCATACACCAGTAAAAGTGTATCTTAATGCCAGCGTATCTAAGTCTGATATATATAAAGACTTAAAAGATGTATCTATAATCTATATGTGATTTAATAAGATAACAGGTAGAGTTTATATTGGAAGTGCTGTAAACGGATCTAGACGTTTAAGTACTTATTTTCAGCCTTCTATTCTAAGAAAAAATAGTTTAATCTATAAAAGTATATTAAAATATGGGCATGATAACTTTTCTGTAACTATTTTAGAGATTTGTGGAAAAACGTCTACTGTCACTAAAAATCATATATTAGATAGAGAAAAATTTTACTTAGATTGGGCTTTAAAAACTTATGGTTTGGCTATTTTAAATATGCTTAATACACCTGGATCCAGTATGGGTTACAAACATACGGAGGAAAATTTATTAAAAATGAGTGAATTAAAAAAGGGTGAAAGGAATCCTATGTATAATAAGATTAAATCTGATGCCTTTATAGCTCAACAAAGTAGAGATAAATCTGGTGAAAATAATCCAATGTTTGGTAAGGCTAAGCCTGAACAAACTTTAGCTAAATTAAGAAAAATGGTTTTTGTGTATGATGTTACACAAGATTATAAATTATTAGGGGTGTACCCTACTGTTGTGTGTACTCGTCTATTTAAATTGTGTAACAATACCTTAAGAAAAAGGATAAATAATAAAGAAATACATAATGGTAAATATTTATTTTCAAAAGATCCTTACAACTCTGATGAGGTATAGTTATTTGGTTAATATAGCATCCAAACACGATGCTATTGTAAAATTTATAATGTAGATATGATATTTACATTATATTGACATATTGTAGAATAAAGTTACAAGGAATTGAGTGTAGTTCCCCCCTATAAAATAATAAATATAGGGTGCATAAGAGGATGAATTTCAAGAAGAACTGTAAAGTAAACTTGAAGCGAAGCTTATTTTTAAAATAAAAAAAATTTTATATTATTAATAATAAGAACGTTCAACGACTAGAGGGAAAGTCTTTATGACAACAACCCTCCACGAGTATCCTCCGTCAAATAAACTTTAATTACATATTAAAGTAAGACGATGACATAGTCTGAACCCATATGAGAATATGGGAGTTAAAGGGTAAATCCTTTAACGTAACATAATTGGCCACGTAGAATTAGTGATTATCCCGATGCCTTTACAGGTTGAAACTTTATTAGTAGTATAGGTTCTCTTGTTTCTGTAGCTGCTACAGCATTATTCTTACATATTGTATACTTACAACTTGTTAAAGGTAAAGCTATATTCGGGTACCCTTGAGCCGTTCCCCAGTTATTTACTGATTACTTACGTTTACTTAAAGATAAATGTGCTCCAGGGTTAGAATGAGCATTACATAACCCACCTAAACCTCACGCATTTACTAGCTTACCACTACAAAGTAGTCCTTGTCCTACTAGTCGTCGTTGTTTTTTACTTAGTTGTAGTGAGCATTGTACGAACTTAGTTAATTTTATTGTTAACAATAAAATTATTCGTTCTAGTATATTAGTGCTTTTTGTAGTTGGAGTATTTTTACTATTTACACCTGGAGTTAGTTGTGATGCACCTAGAGCTTGAGGACTTTACTTCCAAGATAGTGCTAGTCCACAAATGGAAGCGATAGTAGAATTACATGACAACATTATGTTTTACTTAGTAGCCATTTTATTAGCTGTTGGGTGATTACAAGCAGCTATAATTAGAAACTTTGATAGTTCTAAATCTCCTATTAGTCTTAAATATCTTAAACACGGTACACTTATAGAGTTAATCTGGACAATAACTCCAGCATTAATATTAGTACTAATAGCTTTCCCTTCTTTTAAATTATTATATTTAATGGACGAAGTTACAGATCCTTCAATGTCTGTATTAGCAGAGGGTAATTTAGATGGCCCTAAATCGTATACACTATATAAAAACGAAGACATGATAGCACTAGCTGTTAAAAATATAAATATGCTGGCATTTCCTATTATTGGTAAAAGAAATAATACCATTAAAAGTTTATGCCTTAACCAAATGAAAACTTTAACACTTAACCGAATGTTCTATAATAGAGTTAAAGCTCCTTCTAGAATAGGTCCACATGACTGAGACGTAATTTCAGTTATAGTTGGTTCACTATTAGGCTTAAATAAAAGAAAATATTGTTCTAATCATATAGATTTATTCAAAGATAATAAATTGCAATATAGATTACATCCTAATTGAATAACAGGTTTCACTGATGCAGAAGAAACATTTATTATTTCTATACTTAAAAGTAAAGATAGAGCATTAAATTGAAAAGTAACCCCTATATTTGCAATAGAACTTCATGGTAAAGATATAAATTTATTACAAATAATTAAGCTCTTTTTTGGAGTAGGTAATATAATAATTAGTAAAAGAAACGGACACGCTATATATTCTGTAAAGTCTGCAAAAGATATTTATTCTTCTATTATACCACACTTTAAGAATTACCCTTTATTCACTCAAAAACAAGCAGATTTTATTTTGTTTACAAATATTGTAGAACTAATTATTCAAAAACAACATCTATCAGAAGAAGGATTAATAAAAATTATAGCCTTGTGAGCTTCTATTAATAAAGGCTTATCTTCTGAGTTATCTAAATCCTTTGCAAATATTAAACCTATTGCAAGACCTGTAGTTTTATTACCGGGTAACTTTAATATGTTTTGATTTACTGGGTTTATTGACGGAGATGGTTCTTTTTTTATAAATATTACTAAAGGTAAAACTAAGATAGGTTATGTTATAAGTTTGAATTTTAATGTTACTCAACATATTTGTGACAGTGTATTATTTCATTTTATCCGAAAAGGACTAGGTTGCGGTATTGTTTTTGAAATTAGAAAGGATAATAGAGTTAATATTGTTGTAAATAAATTTACAGATATAACAAATATAATCATTCCTCAGCGCAGCAGACTCAGTCTTCGAGACGTTGTCTCGAAGACGCCGAGGATTTTTGATAAACATTATTTACAAAGTACCAAACTTTATGATTTTAAAGATTTTAGATTAGCTGCGGATTTGATAGAAAAAAAGGAACATTTAACTATTAAAGGTTTAGAAAAAATGAGAGAAATAAAATCTGGTATGAATACAGGAAGACAACATAGTGGATTGTCTATAGAAAATTCTAATATAAAAACTAATTTATTTATTGCTCAAAAAAGAAGTTTTCATACTAATGTAAAAGCTATTAATAGAATAGGACCTCACAATAGTGATATTATTTCTGTTATAGTTGGATCATTATTAGGTAAAGCTAAAGTCATAAGATCCATAGGAGGTACTAGGCTTTGTTATAGACAAAGTTCTTTACATAAAGAATATTTATTTTGACAATACAATTTTTATTTAACCAGAAGATATTGTTCTAACTCACAGCCTAGGTTGTATAAAAGAGAACTAAAAAATAAAGGTGGTGACAATAAAATTTATTTTGGTTATGAATTCTATACTTATTATTTTAGAAGTTTTAATTGAATCCATAAAATGTTTTACCATAAAGGAAAAAAGGTACTAAAAATGGAATCTAAATATTTTACTCCTCTCTCTTTAGCTGTGTTTTGTATGTCTAGTGGTAAGTACATAAACAATAAAATAGAATTATCCACTAAATTTAATAAAGAGAGCGATATAGATAAATTAGTTAACATATTAATAAATTGTTTTGGTATTTATTGTAATAAAAAAAAATGTTTAGGTAGAAAAGAGTTTTATACTATAATAATTCCTAAAAAGTCGGTAAAGCTATTACAAGCTATTGTTTTACCTCATATTCCATGCAATATTTACAGTAAACTATTTTATGGACATTCCCATAGAGTTAGCTTGGGCAGTGGTTTTAAACGTTTATCTTCTTTTATTAAAAATAGTAAAGGATACTCTAATAAAAGAGGTCTTCATACTATTAATAAAGCTAACACAAAAATTTCTCTTAATCCTTTTTGAATTACGGGTTTCGCAGATGGTGAAGCTAAGCTAATTTCACAATATTGATCACTAAAAGTAAATCATTAAAATTAGGTGTAAGAGTACAGCCGTCTTTCCAAATTTGTCTACATTTAAAAGATGTAGACTTATTAAGAAGATTAAAAAGCTATTGAGGGGTAGGTGATGTTTATTTACAGAATAATTATTGTATATACATGGTTAATTCTTTTAAAGATATTCCTATTATAATAGCACATTTTGACAAATATCCTCTTTTTTAAGTCAAAAACAAGCGGATTTTAATTTGTTTAAACAAGTATTTTATTTAATACTTGAAAAGCAACATTTAACTTCTGAAGGTTTGTTAAAAATAGTTAGTATTAAGACATCATCTAATTTAGGTTTACCTGACCGTTTGAAAGAGCAGTTTCCAAGTATAGTACCTGTAGTGAGACCTGAAGTTACAGATCAAACAATTAAAGATCCAAACTGAATATCAGGATTTACAGCAGGTGAAGCTTGTTTTAGAATTAAAATTAATAAATCTAAAACTAAAATAGGACATACTGTATGATTAAAATTTACAATAGCTCAACATGTTAGAGATGTTAAGTTACTTAATAGTTTAATTGACTATTTAGGGTGTGGATCTATAAACAAAGCAAACAACTGTATTGAGTTTGTTGTGACAGGTTTTACCGATATTCGTTTTAAAATTATACCTCAGCGCAGCAGCCTCAGTCTTCGAGACGTTGTCTCGAAGACGCAGACGCCGAGGTTTTTTGAAAAATACCCTTTTCATAGTGCAAAGAGTTATGATTTTCAGGATTTTTGTATAGCAGCTAAATTAATAGAGGAAAAAGCTCATTTAACTCAACAAGGTTTTGAAAAATTATTAGCTTTAAAACAAGGTATGAACAGAGGTAGAGAGGAGTAAAATATGTTAACGGAGATATAATCAATTACATTACACCTTTATCGTTAGCTATCTGAATTTCAGATAACGGAGGTTGAGCTAAACCTGGTGTAAGAATAGCTACAAATAATTTTAAATTACATGAAGTAGAATTTCTAGTTAAACTTATCCAAAGTAAATTTCTTTTAGAATGTATTATTCAAACAGATGGGTCAAAATCTTAGAATAACAAAACTATTTATATTAATGCTAGTTCAGTTTCCAGATTGAGGGAGCTAGTCTTGCCTTATTTACATACTTCTATGCGTTATAAGCTAGGTCTATAAAAATAAACTTATTTTTTTTTTATAAAGCTCTTCTAATATATAGGTATACGATAGTCGAGAGGTAAAACATGGTTTTACTTCTAAGTTTCCGACAGGATTCTTAGAAAAAAGGTTAGTCTTTTTGTTAGTGTATTATTTTATTAAAATTTTATTTCTAATAAGTTAAAAGATTAGTTTTTTTTCTGGCAACACAAGTGTAAACAGTTAAATATTATTATTTTCAATATCACACCTTAGAGGATATCCTAGGTGGCAGATGATAATACAAGACTGTCTGAGATAATTATTATTATTTTGGCAACAGACTGGGTCACTTGTGGGTGTCATTATATTGTCACTTGTAAGTGTAAATATATCTGATGCTTATTGTACAGTCGATAGTTCACTATAAAATGCTTTATTTAATATTTCTATTTTAGTTATTTGAAATACACTTTGTAGAGAATAAAATAGCCATTAAGATAGCTGAAACCATTTGATAAATAGGATCCTAATAAACACCTTTTTCATATGGTTAGAAGCAGTAAATTTAGCGTTTAATTTAAAGTAGGTTAGTTTTGCACCAATGATATTGAAATTACGAATACCCAGATTTCTTAAACAATGATGGAGATTTCGTTGAGTTTGATTCTTACTCGGTAGAATTGGATTCGATTCAACTTAAATCTACTTTACCGTCATTTAATCAATTAAATGCGTCATTAGATTTACCTAGCCCTCCTACCAGAAATATAACGTATTATCCGGACAACGATCTTTTTGAAAGGCTTGAAAAACAAAAGAATCATAATTTATATAAGCCATTTAATTATGATAGTCCTCGTTGAGATAGTGATAGAATACTAGATCAAACTCTTAAAGATAGAGCTGTGTGTCTTGCAGAAAAATCTGGAAATTTGGGTAAAGATGGTTACTACATAAAGGAATATACTACTGGTTCAAAAAAAGGTCAGAGGGTCGTTTGTTTGAACAATAATAGTATCATTGCGGCACGTTTGTTGGAAATAATAAAAAAATAAAATATATAAGCTGTAGGTTAGTTTTGCACCAATGATATTGAAGTTACGAATACCCAGATTTCTTAAACAGTGATGGTGATTTCATTGAGTTTGATTCATACTTAGTTCCTGAATCTGATTTAGAAGATGGAGCGTTAAGAATGTTAGAAGTAGATAACCGTGTTATCCTTCCTGAAATTACACACACTAGATTTATTCTTACTGCTGCAGATGAACTGAGTACCTTTAGCAAGTAACTCTTAACGTCTATACATTATCAAATTCCGGGGACACCCTAAAGACCTTTTAACTAAACGTTTATCTCAAAAGGTTAAACGTGGCTATGTTAATGACCATAGGTATAGTAATATAAAAAGGTATATACGAAAGTTAAATGGGTTATCGTGGATCTAAATCACCTAGTTACCTTATTTGGTAACCCTACAATCTTGTAATTCACGCTACAGCTGCAAAGAAAGATTGCTAGGCTACATCATTATAGTGCAGTAGGTTGTAAAAGAGCAACGAGTAGACGGTAGTGGTCTATAATAGTAAAAAAGGGTTACACTCAACTATTATAGATTAAGGTATACTCTAGTCGACCTGATAATAGGTCGTTGGGTTTATAGCTATACCTAAAATCTAAATATTCTAATTATTAATTAATTAACGCAATGGAGTAATGATTATGTTATTTGGCGGTGGTACATATGGGCAGAGATTTTTAAATAAAATGAAACCAGATTATTAGATCATGGTAAAGTAAGCTCTCGGTTAAGTGTTCTTTTACTTTACTAGTGGTAAATAAATATTCTGGATACCCTGGACCACGTAATCTAGTTTCTGTGCTTAAATACAGTATTCTTTTTAGAAGAACAAGAACTCTACCCAGTATCTATGGTTGTAGGTTTTATTCGGAAAATAACCACAATCGTATCACAAGTGAAGTGATTAATAAAGTACTATCTAATCAAGGTGTTTCTATTACACAAAAGGAACTGAATGTTTTGTTAACTATTAAGGGTGTAACTTTTGACTTACCCTTCAATAGTCAAACATTACCAGCTTTATTTGGTTTGGTAGGTAAACCTAAAAGCAGAAGACCTAAATCCGGTATATATATTTTTACACACTTAGCTACAGGTAGAAAATATGTGGGGTCAAGTAATAGTATTTCAAGAAGATTAGAACAATATTTTAACCCTAATCCTTTATTTTATAAGGAATATGGTTTATTACTTCCTTTGATTAAAAAAGAAGGGGTAAGTAACTGCTTTTAATCTGGAAATATATGTTATGCCGGAGGAATTAAGCTCAGATTATAACTTTTTGTTTTTGGAGCAATATCACTTATTAGATAGTAATTTTAACTTAAATACTCAAAGAGTTGTTAATTTTAGAGTTAATCAAGGAAATACTGTTTATCTATATGATTTTGAGGGTAAGATTTCATATTACACTGCAACTTCTTTAAATGGATTGAAAGCTCATTTAGGTATTCATCATTCTACTGTTACAAAATGTATAAAAACCGGATTACTTTATCTAGATTATTTCATAATTACAGATCAACTAAAATCAGATGCAAAAAAAGCTGGTTTATCTTTAGAAGAGTTATCTAATTTTATTTCGGACAAAAGATCTTTATTTCGGCTTCGCTTAAAAAAAAAAGAAATGTGCAACAGTTCTTTTTTTTTTTTTACCCAGTCTTCGTTCTGAAAGAACGACGACGCCGGGGCTAAAAAAATATTTTTCTTTGAAAAACAGTAAATCAATCTATATTAAACAAGATGTTACAGGAGTAACACACAATTTTCCTAGCATAACATCATTAGTTAAATACTTTGATAGAATAGATATTAAGGCTAACCGTAATAAGATAGCTAGTTGTTTAAATACCAACGAATCTTATTTAGGTTACACTTACTATACTGATACAACCTAAATATTACCAAACTATAAACATTTGGTGATTACTAGCCTATAAATAATAGAGTTCGAGTTCCAACAAAGTGTTATAATAATAAAATATTTAGATCATGGAAAAGTAAACTATCGGTTATCCATTCATTTGCGATTCCAGCATTAGGAGTAAAGTGTGATGCATACCCGGGTAGATTAAACCAATTCTCTGTTCTTATTAACAGATTAGGAACATTTTATGGTCTTATGGCCTAAACTTTAGTGAACCTTGAGTTCTAAACTATCAAATTGTCGGGAACGCCCTAAAGCTTTCATAACCAAGTAAGAGTAGTAATACATTTTATGGCGCAGGTAATGACTCGCGGTATGGTGAAATCATGAGAGATAATTTAATGGGTAATCCGCAGCCAAGTACCTAGTATTTTTTTATTTTTTTTTTTTATTAGGTATGCAGTTCATAGACTAGACGGTAGTTGGTATTATTACCATTATAATGCTTAAGATATAGTCAAACCCCTCCTGAAAAGGTGCAGGAAAGTATAATTATTATATTTTTTGTTAATTAAACATACATATTTGTTAGTTTGTTTAGGGATAAATTTTTACGATCGTTTGCTAAATTTTCATTTTAATGTGTATAATTTTTAAGTTATTATAATTAATTGTATTTTATATTTTTATTATAACATTTTCAATCTTAAAGTTGTTTATTATAGTATTATAATGCATAAGTTAATTAATAATTATCTTTTATTAGATTCAAGTATAAGTATATTAATTTTTAAAAGAACTTATAATACTACTGCTACTAAACAATCTGAAGAATTTAATCCAGAATTCTTAGCGTTAGAACATATTAATAGTGGGAATCCTACAACTGCTTCAGTAATTAATAATATATTGTTAAATCAAGCTATCGCTGTTACTGATTCTAAATTAAAAGATTTATTAAAAGTTGAAGGTGTAGGATTTAACTTATATTTATCTAGTTCCCCTGTAGCAAAAGAAGATTATAAACTTTTTTCAAAGTTAACAGGTAATTCTAGCTATAAAGGACATTCGGGTGTGTATATGTTTATCCACAAGACAACAGGTCAAAAATATGTTGGTTCTTCTAATTTGTTAAGACGTAGAATGGATTATTACTTTAAGGGAGATTTTTTTTCTTTAACGGGTAAATTCTTACCATTGCTAACTCAAAAAGGATTAGGTGCTTTTAAATTAATTATCTTTAAGTTAGATAATAATAAATTTAATGTTAAAAATGCGTTAATTTTAGAACAATATCATTTATTAAGTAAAGAATTTGATCTAAATACTTTAAGAGTAATTAATGCAGGGTCTTCAAAAGGTGAAAGTGTTTATGTTTATGATTTAACTTGTAGTACTCTTTATTATCATGCTTGCTCAAGAATTGAGTTAAAAAGAAGATTAAAAGTTCACCCAGAAACATGTAAAAAATTTTTAGATTCAAATCTTCCTTATCTTAATAGATTTTTATTATTAAGTGGTTTAATATCTACTGCGGTTAAAAGTAATATGTCTGTTCTAGAATTACTTGAAATAATGCAAAAAGAAAGACAAATTACGTATACATGAGGTACACGAAGAAATATTTCCGTTATCTTAGAAATTAAAGATGGGAATAAATTTGTAGATACTTGAGGCCAAACTCTTAAATTTGAGTCTATAACTACATGTATTAACTACTTAAGAGATCTAAGGTTAATTATAAAAAGAGAAACTCTTTCTAAATATATAAAAATTGAAAAAGAGTTCCACCATTTTTTATGTAAATATTCTGATAGTACTAAACCTGATAATTTTGAAGAAGTAGGATTAATTATAGATGAATACAAAAAATTATGAAAACAAGAATTAGTTGATATTCCTGGTTAATAAAAAAAAAATAGACCTGTATTAGTAAAAGGTCCTTATTTTGAAAAAGAGTTTGAAACTATTACAGATACAATTAAATATTTTGAGTCTATTGGTATTAAATTAGATAGGAAGTATTTAACTATTAAATTAAAAAATGGTGAACCCTATAAAGGATATTATTTTAAGTAAAAAAATTTAACATTAAAAATCATAAAAAAAATTTGCAATGTTTAATTTTAAATGTTAAATAAAAACCCCCAAAGAGAAGGTTCTCCGTTTTCTTATAGAGGTTATTGTCATAATAGAAGCTATAGTACTAATGATTATATAAATAAACTTAGTGAAAAAGTAAAAACGGAGTATGACAATTTACCAGATTACTCTGTAATTAAACGCCCAGAATCTTTGGTTTATTCTAGAATGGTTTTGTCTTATTCAGATGTAATTGTAACTTTATATGGTTTAGTTCCTAATAAAGAAATGAAAGATTATTTTCATATTCCGGAAAATTGTAATTTACCCGGTATATACTGTTTTATAAGTAAAGATGGTTTATCTTATTATATAGGGTCGTCTTTGAATATGCGAACTAGATATAATCGTCATTTGTTTAATTTAAAACAGAATTCGGATTCTAATTAAAGATATTCTGAAGCTAACCCTAAATTTTATAATTATATGAATAAATATGGCTTAGATAGTTTATCTTTTTGCTGTTTATTAGTAATAAAAACTATCTTGGCATGTTTACCGGATTTAACCTTTCTGAAGAAGAAAAGGGGGTTTTAACTGCACTAATGCAATTAGATCTCTTAATTACTGAACAATTTTTTTTTAGATACTTTCGGTTTTTCATTAAATGTTGCTCCAAAAGCAGGTACGAGAGAAAATAGTATATTGTCTGATGAAACCAGAAAAAAAAATGAGTGATGCTCATCTAAACTTAGATATTACGCTTTCGGAAGACCAATGAAAAGCAATTAGAGCTAAAGCTGCTGAAGCTTGAGCGAAGGAAATACCAGAAAGCGAAAGAAGAATAGCTATAAATTAATTTAACGGTAGAGCTGTAATTGTAAAAGACTCTAATCAAAAAGTAATTGGAGAATTTAATTCTATAGTAAAAGTAGTGGAATATTTACATGTTAATCGTAATAAAAATAAGTCTTTATCTAAAGTCAGGGGATTTATTGGAGAGTAGAATAGGACCTGTACTATTGATAGAAAAAGAGGGCTCAGTTAGTGAGCGTTTCTATAAAATCCAAGTTTTGGATATAAATAGAAATCTATTGGATACCTACAGTAGCTTAAGGGCTGCAGCTAAAAGTTTGGGTATTTCCCCTTCTTCCTTTAGTACAACCCACTCCGGTAGGAGTAGGTTATGTAAAGGTAAATACTACTTTATAAAATGTGTATAATCTTCTTTATATTCTATTTATATACAAATGTCTTTTCACCCAGAATATTAATTAAAGTGCTTATCTGTCTAATTCATAATTATTAATAAATAAAATTGATTAATTACATTAAAATATCGTAAAAATCTTGCAATGTAGCGAAATTTGTGGAATTTTGCACAGTTCTATGCCCATTGTTGTAGAATCTGTATCTATTGAGAAATTCCTTTTGTGATTACAGGAGCAATAATGGTGTATATATTTAATATAGTTAAAAGGGTAAATAACTCTTGTGTCATATCACAATCTAAATGCCATTATTTATCTAAACCTCACGTTTTTTCTTCTATGCCATTGCAAAGTGGTATATTTACTATTAATAGAAAATTTATTATTGGTTTAGTTAGTAGTATTATTACTGCTGCCATGGGCTACGGAATAAGACTGATTCTCTTGCATTATTTAGAACATGACGTTTTTACTGATTTAGATAACTGAATAGCTAGCTTGAGTTATTTTTGCTCTTTAGGTGCTATTCGCTTTGTAATTAATGAATGTCTTAAAGAAAATACTTTCCTAATGTCTTATTGTGGTGGTCCTATGGGAGTTTCTAACAATACAGCTGGAAGTGGTTCTTTACCTGTTGGTAGTAATGCAGCTGGGTATAATAGTTCTATGCAAGCTCCTAATTCTTCAGATATTGGTAATTATAGTGCCGGTTCTAGTTCTATTCCCGGTACTGCAGTACCGGGTAGTACTGCAGATCACAGTACTACTGGTTTAGGTAGTTCTAGTGGAGGTGATGCTTCAATTACAAATGACCGTTCAAAATTAGAGCATAGAATTAGTAAAGTACAAGATAAAGTACAATACTTTGGGGAACAACTTGAAGGAGCTAAACAGGACTATAATGAAGTTATATCTAAACAATCTGAGTATGTAACCCACGGTAAAGCAGAGGAATGACAGAGGGAATATATTGAAGCTGTGTCTGCAGTAAAGGATTCTGAAACCAATTTATCTAGTGAAATTAGAATGCACAATGTATTACAAAAAAAACTAGTAAACGGTGATTATTCTATGTCTGGTACATCTACTACTACTAAACGTAGACTTAGTGATTGTTCTATGGCTAATTATGGTTCTAGTACACCCACTAATACTAAACGTACATCTGATGGTTAATAACTACATTTGTGTAGTTAAAAAGCTTACTGATATTATTTTTTATAATATCAGTTAACGATGATCTTACACAGTTTTATGCCCATTATTGTAGAATCTGTATCTATCGAGAAATTCCTTTCTTGGTTACGAGAACAATAGTAAGATAAAACTTATCTAAGAACTCAACTCTGGATAAATTTTTATAAAACAATTATTATTTTACAATTAACTTGTTATGAAAGGTAATGCCATTACCAAATAGTATAGACAAATCCCAGTCTATAGATCTTTTAAGTTTAAGCTGGAAAATTGCAATTACTTTTTTTTTTGTAAAAAGCAATTATGGAGAAGAGTAAACGTAAGTTAACTAAAGCCATATAAAAACAGAAAACAAAAAACAAAAAATATATTACCTTCATTGGGATAGCATCTGGTTTAGAGGCTATTGGTTAAGTGTTTGAATCATTTCTTTTTTTTACTACCTTTAACAAGTATAATTATTCTTATTTGTTTACATAGATTACTGAGGATCATCCCGGTAAACGGTTATATCTTTGTTGTTCCACCTAGTCCTTTGATGCATAGCTCCGCTATGTTTTGTTTTTTTTTCCTGTGAATTACATATGATTCCCCAGACTACTCACACGGCTGCTTTTTCATTTCGAGAAGCATAACATCGAGACCCGAGACCCTTCGTCCGTCATGTAACAAACTGAATTGGTGGTTCTCAACAGCAGTTGACCAGAAATGTAGAAAGGAAGAACAAAACACTTTTAATTTATCCTCCTACTTTTTCTGGGAATAGATTATATGAGTCAATAAGATCCACCCGACGCAGGTTATGCCATACAAGTCCCACAGTATAGAACTCGGAAGACCAAAAGTGCATTATACAAAAAAAAAGACAGCAGCTACAATAAGAATAGTGCCTATATTATAAAATAGTAAGGTATTTTCACCCTACTAATATAGCATAACTGCACTTTGCTAGTTGCTCCTTTTGATCTTATCTAATATTCTTAAATATACCCGGGTTCTTACCCGTGGTTACCTTAAGTCCTACGAAAACACCCTAGACTTAGAATTAAATGGGCTTTACTCAAAAACTACTCTTCGTAAATCTAATTGGATACTACAATAGTAAAAAATGTAAGTCTAGTTCAGCCAGTTTAATATGAAATGCAACCGTACTGCGTATATTATACGGCATGTGTATTAATAAGTTAGCCGGAACGTGAAAGAAAGGTGATAAAGATAACATACCGTGGTAGTAACTAAGTTTCTAATTTGACAGAGCGAGTGGAAGTCTCAGAGCTAAGTAACCAAGCAGGTAATATAGACCGGATTAAAAGCAGTCTATGTTAAAAAAAGTAAGCCGGCATTAAAAGGCATAGAAGATTACGTGGAGTAGATTAGCAGGGTACAGCTGCGATTTATCCATATAGGTACTTTATAGCTAAACACTTATTTAGCACTAGAGTCTAGACCTTTGTAGGGACTATTATAAATGAATTATACCGAATTATATCATCAACTATTGTGTTTTTGGAAATATCCAATGTTGGTAGAAGAAGAATCTTAATAGACTTCATATATCATTTGTATCACCTCTCGATCTTGGTGTGATTAGAAAAAAAAAAAGTAAAAAAAAATTCTATTTTTTTATTTTTTTTTTCTTACTGCTATCTTTAAAGAGCTATCAGATGTGATAACCTAAGCATATTGAGACGGTAAGGAAGCCTACTAGAAAATAGTATTCGGATCTACCCAACATCCGATGGGGAAAGGGCCCCAATAAAAACCCCAGAGGAAGATTCTGAACCGCAGAGGCTGGAGGTGCGATCCGTGGTATAAGGGGGGTGAAGTTATATAAACCTCCAAATCTAAAGTGTGGGTACACGTGTATGTGGGCTTACACATTACATTCATTAAAATAAAAACAAGATATTTATAAAAAAATTTTTTACGCTTTACAATGGATAAGTAAAATCTTACTAAAAGTAGTTTTACTGTTAACATATTATATTAAATTAAAAAATAATTAAAACAACTATACAAATAAATGAGATTTTTAAAAAGTCATCCGATTTTTAGATTAGGGAACGATTTCTTAGTGGATTCACCGCAACCTATTAACTTAAGTTACATGTGAAATTTTGGTTCTTTGTTAGCTTTTTCTTTAATTATCCAGATACTGACTGGAGTAACCTTAGCGATTAATGGGTTGCTATAAAATCTTACTGTATGCTGGAACACCCTGAATATTAAACTTAGGGCAATCAGCAGGAAACTTGTAGATCTTTTAACATTAACAAGATCCTCAGAGACTATGCGTAAGACAAATATTATATAAATAATATGTGAAGATATAGTCCGTCCTTTTTTATTGAAAAATAAAAGGTATGTTATTTATTTATTATTTTTATTGCTATGATGTTAACTTTTTTATTTATATCTGGTAATTATAACTCTAAGTTATCAAACTATCGTTCTAGAAACCGCTCGTTTATTAAAAAGGTAAATAGAGAAAAACAAATTAGATTTTATAGTACTAAAAATAAAGATATGTGTAATTACTTAAATCCCTGATGAGTCACTGGTTTTGTATTATTTTTTTTTTCTTTTGCTTAAATTAACCATTAAACACTGCAAAAGAAAAAAAAAATCAGCAGAAGGTTCATTTGCAATGTCTATATTTAAATCAAAAACTGCTGCTATAGGTTGGACTGTAGAACCTTGTTTTATTATTACTTTACACGTGAGAGATTTAGAATTATTAAACTCAATTAGAGGTTTTTTTTCTGTAGGTTCAGTTTTAATAGTGGGGAATGATGCACGATTTAGAGTCAGATCTAGATCAGAGCTTAATGTTATTATTGCTCACTTTAATAATTACCCTTTACAGACAACTAAAGCCCTAAATTTTACATATTTCTGTGAAATACTTAATTTTATTAATAACAGAGTTCATACTAACATTCCTGGATTTTTAAAATTATGTTCTTTAATCAATAAATTGAACAAACCCCTGTCTCAACCACTTTTAGATAAATTAGCAGAAATAGGTCCTTTACCTAGTGTAGAGTTTGAAACTTCTCTTAACTTAAGTGCCTCAAACATAGAACAAGTCTTAAATCCTTACTGAATCTCTGGGTTTGCATTGTTTTTTTTGACGTTATTTCTTTCAGAAATTACTAAAAAAAAACTAGGTGAAGGTTGTTTTACATATTTTACAAAAACTCGTGTAAATTCTGCAGGTAAAACAGTTAAGGATTATTCTCTTGTGTTTGAAATAAGTCAGAGAACACAAGATTTACACATATTAAATTTAATAGCTTCTTATTTTAAAACAGGTAAGGTTTATACTGACACTAGTCGTATAAGCAGATACAGATTACGTACTAAAGATCCAATCAGTAATACATTAATTCCTCACTTTAAGAATTATCCTTTAGCCGGTCATAAAGCTTTACAGTGTTCACTTTGATTTAAAATAGTTTGTCTTTTAAACGATCAGGTAAGAACAGAGCAAAGAGACATAGAGTTAGAAAAATTAATAAAAGAGTTATCTGATTTAAAATAGAAACAATAGATAAATATACTTTATTATACTAGATAATGGCATTACAATCCTAGTGTATTAGAAGCATTTAACAGTGTAGAGCATAGCGTAATGTGCTCTTTAAATCAACCTATATGCTGGAAGTTCCTAAAGCTTAAAAGATTAAACTTCGCTTACGAAGTTAATTAAAATCTTTAAGATGTATATGGATAATCAGCAGGAAACCAAAGTAATTCAATTACGAGTAAAATCCTCAGAGGCTATACGGTTGACATATTTATTATATGGTGATATAGCCCTATATTGGTTGAAAGATCAATAGTTAAAGATTAATCCATTATACATATTTAATGGTATAATATTATTGCCTAGTTACGTATCGGGTCATAAAAATAAAATGGGATTTTGTCACTTATCTACTAACTGTAATAAAAATTCTAATGTACGTACTGAAGACAACTTTTTGAAAAATGTTTCCAGCGAGTTCTTATATTGATTTTCAGGATTCACGGATGCAACTAGCCGAAGAAGATATAGCACTAATATATCAAGTACTAACAACGAATTAAGTTTAGTAGTTTGAGGTACAAATTTAAGGTCTCAAGTAGGTACTGGTAAATATACAAAGTTAGTTAGTTCTATTATAAAATTACCGAATTATAATAAGAGTATTGTAATAGGATTATTATTATCAGATGGTTGGTTAACCTTTGCGAGTAAAACACATAAAAATGCACGATTAGGGTTTAAACAAACTATAAATAATGCATCTTATGTATGATATGTTTTTAATGAATTATCTCATTATTGTAGTAGTTACCCTTATTACGCAGAAAGTAAAAGATCAGGAAAAGTATCTTATAATTTAGGATTTTTTACTCGAGGTTTGCCATGTTTCACTGAATTATACCCATTATTCTATATAAATAACATTAAAATAGTACCAGAAGATATCTATAATATTTTAACTCCAGTTGCTCTAGCTCATCTTATCATGGGAGATGGTGGATTTAAAAGTAAAGGTATTTATATTTGTACTGACTCTTATACTATTCAAGATACAGTACGATTAATGAATGTATTAATCATACGTTATGATTTTAAATGTACTCTTCATAAAGCTAGTAATAAACATGGATATAGAATATATATATCTCGAAATTCATTATATAAAGTAGAAAAGTTAGTTAAACCCTATTTTATACCCAGCATGTATTACAAACTAGGAGGATAGTCCCATCTTAACTCCTTTGTTTCATTTAGTTATAAATAATCCTACTTTTTAATATCGATAGATCGTCAGTATGTAAGATTTAGATTTAAAATATCTTTGCACATGGATGATGTAGAAGTTCTTAATACAATAAAATCTAATTTAAATGTAGGTACTGTTACAGTAGAATGTAGTAGAAACAGTTGTTCTTATGTTATACAAAATAAGGAAGAAATTAAAAATGTCATATGCCCTATCTTTAATGCATTTCCTTTGCATACTAGTAAAAGATTAGACTTTGAAAATTTTTCTCAAGCGGTCTTTATTAAAGATAAAAAAAATTTATCTAATACTGATATGAGCAAAATAGTATCCCTTAAAAATACTATGAACACTAAAAGAGAAATATTTACATATAACACTACAAAATCTCAAATTATAATAAACCCTAATTGATTCATAGGATTTATAGAAGGTGAAGGGACTTTTGGTATTAAGACAGGATCGGCTTTATATTTTCAAGTTTCTCCAAAAAAATACAAGTCAAGAAAGTTTAAATGCTATAACGACCTTTTTAACTGGACTATCTAATAATGTTTTACAAAACAGTAAAATATTACCTTTGAATGTAATAAGTACAACGAATGTTAGAACAGATGTAGTATCTTTAGTTGTAAATAGTGTAGATTCTCTTTATTATTACCTTTTACCTTTATTGGATACCTCTAAAATGTATTCACGAAAGGCTATAGATTTTAATTTATGAAGAGTTTGAAAATAAAAGGTTATTACTATTTACCTGAAGGTAAAACCCTGCCTGTTTTTAGATATATCTGACATTCTTAATAAAAGATACAGTACAAATACTACTAAAAATATATCTGAAATTATTGATAACATTTTTAAAAGATCTCAAACCATTTTTGAAAAAGATCCACCCTTTGATGTTAAATCTAATATACCCCACTCAGATAATGTTCGGAAATTTAGTATACAAAATAGATCTGATAACCCTAAAATTGTATATATATACACAAATAAGGGTATGGTTGAAGGTTCTCCTTTTGTTTCATACAGTTCTGCACAGTAGTACAATACGTAACTAGGTAATTATCTAATCTTACACTTCTATGGTTATGCAAAATAATATTTATATAAATCTTGCCATTACTCCTATAGTAAGCTATTCTAACGCAGACACATCTAAATTACAAATTATTAAAGAAATTAAAGGTAAATCAGGTATATATCTAATTTTTTTTTTTAGTTATTTATAAAATAAATAATAAAAAAAAATAAGAATAAACCATAAAAATGGTAAAAGCTACATAGGTAGTAGCGTCAATTTATCTGCACGTCTTTACAGATATTTTAGTTTAGCCCACATAACTGTTCAATCAAAACATAGCATAATATGTAAATCTTTGGTTAAATATGGATATGCTGGGTTTAGCTTTGAGATATTGGAGTATTGTAATAAGGATGATGTGCTAGTTAGGGAACAATATTACTTAGATTTATTAAAACCAGAATACAACATTTTACGTATAGCCGGTTCTTCTTTAGGTTATTTACACACTGAGGAAGCTAAGTTAAAAATGAGAGGAACAAAAGATATGAGTCCAGAACACTTAGTAAAAATAAGAGAGCATATTTTTAAAATAAATTCTAAACGTGCATTACATATTGAGGTTTTTGATATGGAAAATGGTAGTAAAGTTGAATATGCTTCTGCTCGTTCAGCAGCTAAAAATTTAAATTGTAATGAAAAAACGATAAGAACTTATCTAAAAAGCAATAAACCTTTTTTAGGACGTTATGTAATTACTAAAAAATTTGCTTAATTTTTAACTCTCTTTTAACTTTTAGTGGTAAAAAGGTATTTTACCATTGAGGCGGCGTAAAATATGTGTTAGTATTAAATCCTAGTAGTAATACATGTAATCGTTATATAGATACAGGTAGGTTATATAAAAATAATATTATTTTTTCATCTAAGCCCATAGATAGAGCGTCTAGGGATTAGTTATTGATAAAGGATTCATCTTTAAAATTAGATTATGCGTGATGTAAATAATGGATGATTAATCCGTTACTTACACAGTAATACAGCTTCAGCGTTTTTCTTCATAGTTTACTTGCACATAGGAAGAGGTATGTATTATGGATCATATAGAGCTCCAAGAACTCTAGTATGAACTATTGGTACTGTTATCTTTATATTAATGATGGCTATTGCTTTCCTGGGTTACCAACATAGCCCAAAATGGTTTGATATAAGTAATAAAGAAAGTGTAAATTTTAATAAAAAGAATGTTATGAATTTTAAAGTAAATAGTAAAAGACAATTTTTTTTTCAAAAAAAAAATTGTACAGTAAAAAGAGGATATTCTACAAGTAGTTCTTCAAATAGTATTATAATGTCTGAAAGACTAAAAACAATTATTAATGAGTTAGGTTTAAACCTTGTGTATTGCTATGAAAATTTAAATTTAGAAGAAACTAGAAAACAAATATTAAATGATACAAGAGGTTTAAGTGGTGTATATATGATAATTAATAAAACAACTAAAGATTATTATATAGGTTCTGCCTCAACTGGTAGATTTTATGCTAGATTCTGCAACCATGTTATTTATTTTAGGGGTAGCAAAATAGTTAAATTAGCCATTAAAAAGTATGATTTGAAAAATTTTGCTTTTGTTGTATTAGATTTATATCCTGATATGGTTACCAAAGAAAATAACCATGAATTGTTACATTTAGAAGATAAATACTTAAAATTATTAGTGCCTAATTACAATATTTTAACAGAAGCAGGTTCTAGTTACGGATATAAACACACTGAAATTGATCGTCAAAAGATGAAAGATATTTATAGTGATGCGATTAATTTTTCTTTGAATAATGAATTATTCAAAGAAAAATTTAGGGAACAAATAGGTAAATTAAATAAAGGTAAAAATTTGTCTCATGAAACAATAGAAAGAATTAGAGAAAAAGCTTTACTTAGACCTCCTATGTTAGATGAAACTAAGAAAAAGTGTATAGTTAACACAAGACCTGTTGTGTTGTACAACTTAGATAGAACTATTTACGGTCAATATTCTACTATTTTAGAGGCAGCTAAAGCTATTAACTGTAATGAAAAAACCATTAGGAGAGCATTACAGACAGAAAAGAAATTGGTAAAAAGACAATGAATAGTAGAAGATATGTCTCGTAATAAATAGGTATTTTTCGTTAAAAAATTTTTCTATACTTTAAAAATTACATTTTAAATTTTATATTTATATTCTTATATAAATCATAGTCCCATGAGTAAAAATCTTTTTGCAATTTTTATAAAAAAAAAAAGATTAAAGTGGTATAGCCCGACGGGGTTATAGAATAATATTTAATATTATTTGGCGATATTAGTGAATACGGTTAAAAAAGATTAATAAACTTTAAGACCGTCGGCTATATAAATGGCCGCTACAGACTGGGTCACTGATGGGTGGCTGAAATGCTGCTTAATGTACAGGCGAAACTTTTAGTTAGATGTGTTTAACTAATAAAATATACGAATTCAAAGTTATTTTAGCTTATTGTTAATATATTAATAATAAATAAGTTTGAATGTGTTACCTGAAGGTTATCATGAAAATATGCAACTTTACCATCTATCTTCAACATTGGTGTTTAATTCGTTACCAGAAGAAGTATTAAAGAAAAAAGTAAAAGATTTAGAATGGTTATGTGGGTTTTCAGAAGCAGAGTCTATGTTTTTTATTTCTTCTACGGGGGCTTTATCCTTTAGAATAAAGTTACATTGAGATGATAAGGAAAGTTTAGTTTATATTAAAAATTTATTAGGTGAATTAGTTGGTCGGAATGTAGGAGTTATTGTAGATTCTAAAGATAAACATGAATCGTACTTTACGTTGGCTAATTTTAAAGATATTCAAGAGATCCTTATTCCTATTTTTTCAAAATATTATTTTACTACTTCAAAATATTTAGATTTTCAAGATTTTAAATCTGCGGCTGAAATAAAAAAAGTCTCTTATTTAGAAAAAAGAAAATTAAATCAGGTAGAGTTAGAAAAAATCTTAGGTTTAAAATCAAGTATGAATTCTCTTAGAAAACATTTTAATAATAATAACCTACCTAAGCGTAGCTTAACTTCTGATAGACTTTTAGGTTTTGTAGAAGGAGATGGAACTTTCTGTTTACCAAATATGATTCCTTATTTTGGAATTAAACAACATTCTAAAAATATACACTTTTTATATGAAATAGCGGAATTTTTGAATAGTTTACCATATAATCCTGAAATAGGGCCCCAAACGGACAAATTAAACACTAAACCTACGGCAGGTGTACACGAGCCCGATCTAGTTACAGGGATGGCCTCTTTAAGTGTTAGTAATATACTGCAACTCTATAATTATATATTACCTTTTTTTAAATCTTTGGAGTTCAAATCAAGAAAGGCTGTAGATTTTAAATATTGAGAGGTAGCAGTAAAACTTAAAGCTTTAGGTTATACTACTAAATCTGAAGGTAAGAAATGTTTAATAGAAATAAGCAAGTGTATGAATAATAAACGTTATTCTACTAATATTGAAGCAGGTAAAACCCTAAACTTAGATGTAATTTGTAAAATTTTTGACTCTCCACCTATATATGATTTAGCTTCAGGTTTATCTTATAAAGCTTACTCAGATATAGCTAAAGTTTCAAAAAAAGGTAATATAGGGTTTGGTGTAAACGTATACGATATGGATAAATTAGTAAAAGGTTCTCCTTTTTCTTCTTATACTCAGGCAGCATTAGCTATGGGTAATATAAATATTTCTTCGGTAATATCTAAAAAAATAGATACAGGAAAGTTGTACAAACAAAGATTTACATTTGAATCTTCTGTTTAATTTGACACTTGATAACAAGATTTACACATCCTTACTTACAATAAGTAAGTATGTATGTTTTACCCTGTTAGCCCCCTTTAGCAAGGGGATTTGAGGGGGATAGAAGCCAAATTCATCGGGGAAACCCTAAAGACTTCAAAACCAAGCCAAAATGGAAGCAATAGACAGCTGGTGGCCCTATTAATGACTAGGGGTACGGTAATATCTTGAAGTATTGTTTAATAGACGAATGGGCAATCCGGAGCTAAATTCTGTATAAACAGATAAAAGTGCAACGAGTAGATGGTTTCTTGCCTAATCACCGTATCAATAAATACTGATGAAATACGAGGAATAACTATACATAGTGGTTAGGTATAAGGTGTACTCTAATAGCCCCCCAGGGACGCTGGGATATGTAATAAACTGAAAAGGGGCGTTATACTACTAGCTATTTGCGTACTTTGAGGCATAATATGAGAATGATATAGTAGGTAATTAGCTGGATATCACTAGAATCGGAGAAAATACTTGAACTGGGTGATAGTAAACGGATATGAATTACACGAACTCGTGTAGTGAGAGAGATCCTTAGTACCCTGATATATGTATTATATTGATTATGGTTTTGCGGATTAGACTATACTCATACCTCTTAAGCAAGAAAGTAGTCAAACCGTGATGGGCAGATGTCCTTATGAGGTGCAACAGTTAAACAGGCGAAGTAATAGCTGTTGTAAAATACCACTAATTGCTGGAAACTCTTAAAAGACAATCAGCAGGAACCTATGTTAAATATAGCGCAGCTGTATATAACGAATTCAACTTTTGGTTCTTCAGAGACTACACGTGGTACATTTTTTTAATAAAAGTAAAAGCATTTAAATACGTTTTATAAAAGTAATTATATAGTTAAAAAGATGAAGATATAGTCCGATCCGCTAACGAGAGTTAGCGATAGGAGAGTCGCGCCTCCACCTTTAGATAAATTTATCAGTATCTTCCCATTTTTTAATAGATACTGGGTTGCAAATTACAAAGGTTTATGTATTACTTTTTTAATCGCATCTTTTTTATTAGATTGTTATCAAATATGTTTTTATACTCATCTTCCCTATAAAGGGGAAAAGGGTGAGAATAAAAACGATAAGGTTAGTGATTTATCAACAGATGTCCATAAAGTATTACCTAAATTACCTATAGATAGTAATTTTATAGAATGATTTATAGGCCTTTGTGAAGCGGAATCTAATTTTTTAATAAGGACAAGAAAAAATGAAAAAGGAGAAGTAGGAGGTTTTGAATTTGTATTTAGAATAGCTTTACACCTAGACGATAGAAAAATATTAGAAGACATAAAAGATGTTTTAGCTTGCGGTAGATTAAATACTGAGAGAAACACTTTAGTATTTACAATATCTCAATTAAGTGATATTGAAACAATATTAATACCTTTGTTTGAAAAATTTCCACTAAATACAAGTAAATACTTGGATTATTTAGATTTTAAACAAGCATTTTTCTTATTTAAAAATCGAAAATCTAATGAAGAAGGTGTACTGCAAATTTACTCTAATATTCTTGAATTGAAACAAAATATGAATTCTAATAGAGTTAATTTTGTTTTACCTGCAAATCATAATATAAGAATTACAGGTAATTATTTGGTAGGGTTTTTAGAAGGAGATGGGTCATTTTACTTAAATAAAAAAGATATGACTGTTCGTGTTTCACTGGTCACTACTTCAGTAAATAGACAAGTTTTAGAAAAAATACGTGAATTTCTTTTAAGTTTATTAGACGAACACTCTTATATGTTAGGTAGTACTACTAAACTAATAAATATTTCCGATAAAAAAGTAAAAAGTTATTTTAGACCTATTTCTATATTAGAAATATACCAAATTGATTTTATTCATAATATATTAATTCCTTACTTAGATAGTGTTGAA